AGGACCATCATTAAAATTTAAAATTTCTTCAAGCATTCTCTTTATCCATTTCTACATACGCACCTTTTGGTGTATGCATTAATGTTTTATTGATATTAAATTCTTTCCAGTTTAGACCTAAATTTTTAATGTGTTGTTCTGTTATGACATGGGGACATAATAACTTCGTTTGTGCATAAATTGGTGCAATAAAACAAATAATTTTAGAGAAGAACATCATCTGTGCCAAATTACCAACTTGCATCAAATCACCAGTACCTTGGCCTAAATGATTTCGATGTGCAATAGTGTAGAAAGTATTTGGTTCAAACTCTGGAAGATTCTCATGAAAAATCATATCAGGCCGCATACGAATAACTAAATCATAATTGTTTTGTAATTGAGCCACATGTTTTTCCATCAATGCAACACCTTGATGAATTTTATAATACATCGATAGAATATTTTTTGGTCGATGTGCAAAGTTTTCAAAGTATGTACCACAATGTTCAAAGTGTTTATTGAAATCTTTCCAATATTCTTTTACATAATAAAGTGGTTTGTATGTATCAATTACTTCCTGATCTACAATTTCAGGTGCACCTTCGTAGATGCCTGTTTCATTTTGTTTGTCACCAGGAATCCAATATGCTTCATCATCCCAAGTGTGAATAAAAATATCGGGTGTGTAACGATCAATAATTCGTTCTTTAAAATTAGGAAACACCTGCTTCCAACAACGCAGGTGTCCTGTCAAAATAACAGCAGTTTTCATTTGTGATTTTCCAAGAAATAATTTAAATCTTCAGGTGTACCAATACCCCACATCTTTTCGATTTGTTTGACACGAATTTTTTTACCATCTTCAATCGCCTCATTGAATACAGGACAAACATAGAATTCATTGTTTGTGCGAATATTTTTTGCAATCATTTGTTCTGCATACTTAACATAATCAGAACCTTTTTTCCAAAAGTAAATGCCTACAGTTGCGTTATCAGAAATAGGTTTCTTTTCTGCAACTTCTGATACAAAACCATCTTCATTTAATTTAGCATACGACCATTTTGGATGCGTGGCTTTAAATGTCAGAATACCACCATCAATCGCATCAGCATTGAAAGCGTACATACACTCATTTGAATTCCATTCAACATACTGATCAGAGTTTGCCATTACAAGTGGTGCATCATTATCAATAAATTCTTTTGCAAGTAAAGTTGTGCAGGCGGCACCTTCTGTCATGCCATCGACCTGTACAATTTTACAATTAGGTGTAATTAAATTCAGTAGATACTTTAAATTATATTTTTCATAATGTTCTTTTTGCACGATGAAAATATAATTGGCTTCTATATTTAAATTTTCTACTACAACTTGAATCATTGGTTTACCATGAACTTCAATCAATGGTTTTGGAAATGTATAACCTGCTTGTGCAAATCTAGAACCTGCACCGGCCATAGGAATTAACACATTTAGTTTTTTATCACGCCATGGTATTGCAGAGTCACGGTGGGATTTTTCATATTCTTCAATTTTTTCCATAAATCGTAATCCATTTAAGTCATTCGCATTTTCTACAGGATAAAGTATTGCACCAGAATCAATGGCACCTTGACGGCCAATGTGACTATCTTCAATGATAATAGTATCTTTTGGTAAAGCACCAAGTGCTATCATACATTTCCAATACATTTCTGGAAATGGTTTTGTTCTTTTCACATCTTCATTACTTACAATGTAATCAACATGGCCTAAAATTCCAATTGCGTCAAGAGCAATGCGAATTGTTTCTCGAATGGAATTACTGGCAACTGCAACTTTCCAACCTTTTAATTTACATTGTGTAATAATATAGCGAGCAGTATGATTTATTTTTAAGTCACTTAATAACTTAAATGTTGCATTTTGTTTATCTTGCCAAACTTGATTGAAATACTTTCTATCTAAACCTTTTTGTTCAGATAAGAGTTCAAGTTTTCTTGTGGTGTTGAGACCATCATATGTGCTTAAATGTTCTTCACGACTAATCACATATTCTTCACCAACTTTTCGTAAAGCCTCATTTAAAGCATCGTAGTGAAGTTCTCTTGAATCAATTAAAACACCGTCAAGATCAAAGATAACCAATTTAGCGGGCATCACGGTGTACCTTATTATGTTTCACAATTGATTTGCCATTACATTTCCATTTAGCACTTGTACGCATACGCAAAGACCATTCAACATCTTCTGCGGTACCCCATGTCATTTCTTCGTTCATTGGAAATTTTTTGTAAAAATCCTTCTTAACAATCATATAACCACCAGACTGGTACATACAGCGGGTGTGTGACCAATCATCATAAGACATTGCTGTATATCTTGGAAAAATTGGAGAATCCCATGTGACCCAATCGGTGAAGTGGCGATTGCCGTTAATCAACAGTTGTGCGTTACTGCAAACATCCCAATCATCACCAAATTCTACAAAGTTTTTATACCAATCAGAATCAAATGTATAGTAATCATGCATCACGACTACATTATCATACTTAGCAGAATCAACTAACATATTTTTCTTGCGTGTAATCCAACCTTCTTTTTGTGTTTCATCAAATTCTATGGTGTTTTTAAACTGGTCATTCTTTGGGCCAATTAAAAGAATTTCATGATCAAGAATATTCAATGCTTTGATTGAATCAATTACACCTTGAATTTGTTCGGTGTTCTCATATAATGTTAAAATACCAAAACTAAATTTCATGTTAACCTCATTATGTCATCAACTGTATGTCTAATCAAATGATTATGTATAACATATTCATATGCATTTTCTGAACGAATTGTGTTACGTAAAGTTTTATATTTTCTCATATACTTCAATAATTCTTCATCTCTATCGTATGTAAAACCAAAATCGCTCATTAGGCGGCCGCCAGCGATATTGCGTGATGCCCATGGCGTATGATTTAACATAGATTCTAAAAGAACCAATCCAAATCCTTCACGGTGAGAGTGCATAATGTAAAGATCCGATTCACGAATTGCAGACATAACATCGTTGCGATCATCAATCATTAATGGTCTGACATATTCTGATTCTCTAGGCATTAGACCATAACGATTATCATAACCAGTTAAAACTAAAGTAATATCCCATCGACCAACTTGATTAAAAGTATCAACCAATTCATGCATCGCCTTGTTTGGCCAATAACCACCACAAGATAGAAACATCAATTCTGTTTTGATGCCATATTTTTCTCTAAAGCCTGGCATACCGGTAGAAGATCTTTCATCGATGCCATGAATGATTCTTCGTGCTTTCTTTTCAAGACCTTTTTTCTTAATCCAGTCCCAATCTTCTGGCGCTGAGCAACCGATGTATTGTACATGTTCACAAGCGTGTTTATATGTTTCACTTTCAGAAGGAATGATTAACATGAACAACATTGGAGAAATCTCAGCAATAGCATGAGAACGATTCAAAACAAAATCTTGAACACCAACATCACCACCATGTACCACAATTAGATCCCATTTTTGGCCAAGTATCTCTGCATTACTTGTAACCTTTACACCGTTTCTATCACCTTTGTGTTCACCCGTCAACACAACGGCTTCATGGCCACGGCGTACAACTTCTTCTGCCATATCTCGAACATAGTTTTCAGATCCACCAGGAAAAGGAGGATAACGATGCACAACAAACAGTATTTTTTTCATCCGTATTTTTTCTCCAAAACTTTTGCAATCGCTGGCACTCTATCGTATTGGTGAACGATACAAAATTCTGTTCCTTTATTTGTTTTGACAACATCATTTTCAAACTTAGGACTTGGTTCTAATAGATATGGTTTAAACTTCTGTATCTTTGTTGGATCACCTGTAGTTCCTAATTGACATGCCCATCCATTTTCAGATTTCATGTATAAAGATCTTTCAGTATACGGATGTTGTGAAATCATAAAGTTGAATGTTGATTGATCACAAATAGGAATAGGACGGCCTGTACATGCTACAAAAATATTTAAACATAAATCTTTCATAGCTTTAGCTCGACCACCTAAAACACCTACATTGTAAATTTCATTATCTTTAAATTTCTCATAGATGAATTGACCATAAGTCTCTTTTAGGTTTTGATCACCCCACGGTTCATTCTTATAACGAATACTTTCAGAAGCAAAAACCAAATCTTTATCAACGTAAATGTTTTCTCGCAACCAACGGCCAGGATCTTGTTGAAACACAACATCTTTTACGTC